CACACAACAGAGAGAAGTTTACCTAATACATATAAATCAAATGGAAATACAAGTAGTAAAGCCTTAGATAATGGAGAAGATGGTTCATCTTATACAAGATTAGCTGGACATCCTTCAGGTAGTACAATTACTTATAACGGTAGCGAATTAACAGGTTCAACTACTGGAGAACAATGCTATAATTTTTATCTTGCTAATGGATTTACTCCTAATCAAAGTGCAGGAATTTGTGGCAACTTTGCTGCAGAATCTAATTTAAAACCAGATGTTTTAAACCCGAATGATCTAGGAAAACCTGCATTTGGATTAGCTCAATGGAGAGGTGACAGACGAGCAGGTCTAAAAGATTTTTCTTCAGATCATGGTCTAAGCTATAGAACATTAGAAGCACAGCTTCTTTGGTCTATGCACGAATTTAGAAATGCAGAAAAACGCGCATACGGTAAAATAATTGCAGCGAAAACTTTGAAAGAAGCCACATACGCTGTAGAAAAATATTATGAAAGACCTCAACCGGGAACATTTAGTAAGAGGTATAATTTTGCTAGGCAAGTATTAGAGAGGTATTCGCAATGAGTTTGAAAGACACTATAGGCTTTGAAGAAATGCAGGGAATGATTCGTGATGCTTCAAATCTTTCTAATATATCAGGATTTAAAGATTTAGCTAAATCTAAAGCCAAAGAAGCTTTAGATGTTAAGTTAAGTTCTTTGGGAAAAAATGTTGGAGAAACTTTAAGTGGAATTCAATCACTAACTTCTGAATATGATGGAGGAGATATAGCGACAAAAGTTAGCACCGGAATTGCAAAAATTACAGGAAGCGTTCCAGGTTTTGAAGATTTGCTAAAAGAAAAAATTACAAAGAAAAATACTATTTCAGCAATAACTGGTATAGCTTCAAGTGCTATAGACGAAGTATCCGAATTATCTGAAATTATATCTTCAGCATCTCCCAAATCTATAGCGTCTAATCTTCAAAGTATTACAGGTAAGGTGCCCACTGTAAAAACTCTAATGAGTTTAGGTGTTGATGCGAGTGCTTTCGAATCTATAAAAGGTTTAGTCGAAGATGTGAATGAAGTTAAAGATAAAGTTAGTAAGATAGAGAACGAATTTCAAGACGTATTGGACAATTTTTCTAGTAATACAGAAAATATCTTGGGTCCTTTTAAGGGAGGAACATTAGATAGAGTGATAGCAAATACAAATAATGTTATTTTGAATGAGGTCAACTCTATATCTAAAGGTATTTTAAAACCTCTTGACCAATTTAATGCTGTTCAATCCGTAATTAATGGTGATAAATCTGCTGTTGCAAATTTAGTGATGGGTAAAATATTAGAAAGAACTCCAAATATTCCTAATATAGCAGATATTGAGGCGCAAATATTTAAATTAGATCCTTCAATTGCTAATATGATAAGACCAGAAATTTCGTCTATAGATTTTGGAAATAGAACAACTCCAGTTGTAAATAATTCCTCACAAGAAAGTAAATGGAAGGGTGCCGATACTGACATTTGGAATTATACATTCACTTTCGTTAATTCATATGAAGAATTAGTGTCCGATATAAGATCATCCATAAGACCTATCACAGAGATTGTTGTTCATTGGACTGGAAACTATGTAGACCAAGGTAATATTGGTGCTAAAGAAATACATAACTGGCACACACAAGATGGATTTACGGGTTGTGGATATCATTATATTATTAAAAGAAATGGCGATTTGCAAAGGGGTAGACCTTTAAATAAAGTTGGTGCTCACGCAGAAGTCAATGGACATGACGAAAATAGTATAGGTATAGCTTTAGTTGGTGGATTTAACTGCGCTTCGGGAACTAGAAATCCTAATAAGTATTTAAGTGCAGAGTCAATTAGGCAAGAACAATGGAAAACACTAAAAGAGTTTATAAGAGCATTTTATTCAGTTCATCCAGGAGGTCAAGTTTGGGGACACAGAGATACCGATCCAGATCAAATTGATCCTGGAATTGATATGAGAGATTACATAGAGAAAAATTTTAAAAGAAAAAACACTAAATCATCAGGAACAAAACCGCCACTATTATCAAAAGGATCTACTTCAACTTCTCCTGCTGAGACTACAATTGAAAAAAATAATAAAGCACTTTCTGGTGGAGAATATGTTCTTAGTAAATTTTCAGCTAAACATTTCGGATTTCCCACATATGCAAAATTGCCAGAATTTGATATGATAAGTGTAATGGATGATGCTAAAGCCGGCAAATATAATCCAGGCACTAAATTTGTTGTTCACTCACCATTAGATCATAATTTTTCAGAAACAGAGGTATATCAAATTTGGGAAGCTGTAACTAATCAAGGATTTGATGAAAGACAATTTTCAGTAGTTAATATTTCAGATCCAGATGATGTAGCTAGATTTAACAATTTAGCTAAAAGAAGTTCATTTGCTGGTTATCGATGGATAAAAGGATAAATTATGACAACTAAAGCAGACGATTTAAGTAATAGAAAAAATAACTTAGGATCTTCTTTTACTGAAAAGGAGGGTCTAAGTCAAACTGGATTTTCGGATCCAAATTTACTTTTTCCTAAACCAGAATATGTCAATCAATCTGGTGTTAATAAAGCCAGCAGAGGAGAAAATGTAAATAATCTCAACGTAAAGGCATGTATACCGGGAACAGAATTAGGTTATCTTACTCTAGATACATATGAATACACACAAGTTCAAGTTGATGAATCTTCATCGGGACATGTTATTGAGATAAACGATACTCCTTCAGGCGAAAGAATTTTAATAAAACATAATTGTGGTGCAGGAATTGATATTCAACCTGATGGTACAATTCTGATTAATAGTACTGGTAATAGAGTTGAAGTTGTGTCTGGAAATCATAATTTAGCTGTTGAAGCAGATGGAAATATTCTATATAACGGAAATCTAAACATGACAGTTACTGGTGATTACACTCTAGATGTGAAGGGTGACTATCATGTAAAAGTTGGCGGTAATAATATATTAAAAGTTATAGGATCATATAGAAAGAATATAGTTAGACATATGACAGAGGTAATTCAACAAACTAAATCCTCTACAGTTTTAATGCAATCGACAAATACTCTTTTGGGAGATGTTACTAATACAATTAAAGGCACATTTAGAAATTTAATAAAAGGAAAAGCTGAATACTTTCATAGTGGAATTACGAAATTTACCTCCGAATCTGGTATTGATTTGGCATCTGTTAATGTTAATATGGCCGCAGATAATATGACTTGTATTGGAACAGAGGGCACTATGGGCGGCAAAGGCATGATTTCTTATACAAAAAATCTATACGTCCAAGAAAATATTGATACTAAAACGATGAAAGCTAGTAATGATATTAAAGCGAATGTGGTCCATGCTGATCTTGATGGTTTAGCTGCGACAGCGGAGCTTGCTGGTTGGTCAGCTAACGCAGGTCGTGCACCTGTTCCAGCACCAGGAGGTCCATCAAGCATTTCTACAGAATTTACAAGAGATACTACCGAGACAGGTTTACCTGATGCTGAATATATGGAACAACATTTACGAAAATCGCAAGTTGGTTATAGAAAAGTAAATATAGATGAAGATCAAGGTATTAAAGACTCAGTAGATCAGACAACCAATAATGGAGGGGTATCTGATAGGGAACTTAATATTCAAGAGGTTAGATCGAAACTAAAAAATAAAAGTAATAAAGATAATTCTAAATTCATTTTAAATCAAACTGCTACAGGAGTTTTATCTTCAGATCATAGTACAAAAACTCCTCCTAATATTGGAAGAGTTAGAGGAAGCAACTTCACTACTGCCACAGGATCTAAGCCAATAGGAAGCAATAAAGGTAAGACTACAAGCAAAAGATTTGTACCTTCTGAATCGGCATCAAAAAATAGAAGAATTACGTTATTAGTTGAACCAAAATATGACGTAAATAAACTTGATGACGTATCATTAAAAACTAAATTAAATGAAAAAATATCAATTTCAAAGTTTGTGGCTAGTTTAGGAGATCCTATAACACTTCAGCATATTGATACTGCTGAAAATAGAAAACAAATTGCTAGAAATCTAATGCCACATGTTTTTGCATTAGAAATATTTCACACTTTAGAAGATTTTTCGGGGTATTCTCTTGTTGTTGCTGAAGGATTATACAAAAAAGGAGAAAAAGAAACTATAACTCCTGATAGTTTAACTGACTTGAAAACTAAAGGTCGTGCTATTGCATATGAATTGTATAATTCAAAAACTGGTAAAATCGATTTAGAGAAAACTTTCGACTTAGCAACATATTTAAAAGACAATATCCATTACGACAAATTAATTCTTTATTATGATACTTATGATGAAAAGAATGATATGCCCAACGCACAGATAGTTGTTACAACTCCAGAAATTCCTGAAGATTATGCTTCTATTTTTGATATGAAAATTAGTTCTGTATATAATAATGAACCTTTAAGCGAAAATGATCTGATTGAAGTTCCAGATTCAGAAGATGAACCCGAAGAAAAATATGATGCTGACGATGTAGCGCCAGACGATACATCGGGAAGTTTTGCATCTGAAGCTGCTCCTGAACCAGAACCTGAACCAGAACCTGAGCCAGAACCTGAGCCGCTTACTATGGAAGAAAGAAAACAGATACAAGAGGATCAGTATCTGGCGAGACCTTATGGATCAAAAGAAGTTGCTGAAGGGGGAATAAAAAGAACACTAAATGGAAAACTGTTTCCAAATAGAGTATATAGTGTAGTTCCTGATGGTGATCTTTGGAAAATAATTAGAGTTAGCTAAAATTCATATAAATATAATTAAGAATAAAAAAGAGACAATAGATGGCAAATAAAGCTTTAGCATTAGAAGATAAAGACTTGGGAATTTTACCTCAATTAACCTTGAGAACGAGTTCTTATAAAGATATAGACTTGTCTTTTTCTGTGCATAGTAGGGCAACATCCTCTAATCCTTTAGATATTTTTAAAAAAACAGATGCAGACTCAGTTAAACAAGCAATCAAAAACATACTACTCACAAATCATTATGAAAAACCTTTTAATCCATTTTTTGGAGGAAATGTAACAAGACTCTTTTTCGAATTAGCCGACGATATTACAGAGACAGAGGTAGAGGAAGCTATTAGGCAAACAATAGGTAATTTTGAGTCTAGAGTAGAAATTTTAAACATTCTCGCAAAAATAAATCCAGATTCAAATTCATGCAATGTCAGAATAGTCTTTAGAGTTATAGGAAGTGACGCTGAGACAATTTTAGACACAGACATTTCAAGGTTAAGATAAATGGCAACAAATATTACATCAACTCAACTAGACTTTGACAATATAAAAACGTCACTTAAAAGGTATTTTGCTCAACAGTCCGAATTTAGCGATTATGATTTTGAAGCATCAGGTCTTAACAATATATTAGATGTTTTAGCATATAATACGCACTTTAATGGCCTAGTCGCAAATTTTGCTACGAATGAATCGTTTTTAAATACTGCTCAATTAAGATCATCTGTTGTATCACACGCTGAAGCTTTGGGCTATAGACCAAGATCAAAAATGTCTGCTAATTCTACATTAGAAGTTAGTATAAATTTATCTGGCGTATCTGTTCCTTTAAGACCCGCATCAATCACTCTACCCATAGGCACTACATTTACAGCATCTAATGAAAATGGATCATACACATTCAGAACAAAAATATCTTACAATGCTACAGATGATGGAAATGGAATATATACTTTTTTTGATGATAATGCAGAAGCTAAAGTTTTAGTGTATGAGGGAATTGAAAAAACTAAGACGTTTTTTGTTGACTCACTAAGCGAAAATCAAGTATATGTTATTCCTGATAAAACAATTGATACTGCTATTATGAAAGTTTCTGTTTTTAATTCTCCTACAAGTTCAACATTTGAAACATATACATTCTTAGAAGATGCTATAAAAGTAGACGCGACAACAACATATTTTGATATTAAAGAAGCACCTAATGGCTATTACGAACTAAATTTTGGTGATGGAAAAAGTTTCGGCAAATCACCTAAAGTAGGAAGTAAAATTGTAGTTACATATAATTCTACATCGGCCCAAGCAGGAAATCTTTGTAGTGGATTTAGTGCTGTGTCAGATTTACAAGTTAACGGAGTAGACAGACCTATTTTAATAGGAGGCCAAGTTTCATCTTATGGTGGATCAGATGTAGAAACTATAGAGTCTGTTAGAAAACTTGCTCCTATTCAATTTTCTGCTCAACAAAGATTAGTGACGGCTATCGATTATAAAGGTATGATCGAAAGTAAATTTCCAGTTGTAGAAGATGTTACTGTATGGGGCGGTGAAGATAATTTTCCTATAGATTATGGTAAAGTTTATATTTCGTTAAAAT